CTAAATCATATCCAGCTTGAATCTGTCCTTGTTCTAAAGATCCAAGATTAAACAATGCATTCACGTCTCGAGTTCCAGCGGCTTGCGCAGCTTCACCCATCGCTCCTTGTTGAACGCCCATTGTACCTAGACCCGCACCAATGCCTCCGATGCCTTGTCCTAAAGATCCAAATATCTGTGCCGCGTTCTGTCCACGTTTCATCTGATCGGAAAATGCATTCATAGCATTTCCCATTGCGGTATCAAATCCAGACTTCCTAAGTCCTGCTCCTGTTCTCGCTATTTGATCTGCGGTGTTTCTTGAGAGTTCCGCTTGTTGCAGAGCACCTCTTGATCCACCAAAAGCTCCTTGTCCTACAGCTTGAGAAGTAAGTTGGTTTCTTCGCATATCGGCTTGTCTGTTTATATCCGCAGTCGTAGTATCAATAACCTCTTGCGTGTAAGGATTCATAAAAGCTTCGTATGATGTTGGATCAAATGCACCTGTAGTTCCACCTAAAGCATCAACACCTTTTCCATATGCACCAAGTGCATCTCCATAGACACCAATACCTTGGTTTAAAGTCTCCGCACCTTTCGTCATCATGTCTTGATACGAACCAACATTCTCAATACCAAGTCTAAGTGCTTGAAGTTGAGCGGGAGTAAATTGAGCTAACCTAGCAGGAGGAACATTTTCTAAAAGATTTTTCTTTCCTTGTTCTGAAACAGAAGCAAGAAAGTCTTTGTAAAACTTTTCTTGGTACTCAGGTAAAACAGTTTGTGTTTGATTTAGATAGGTTACGTCTGCTGCATCAACCATTACGCTCTCCCCTCTAAGTTGTTCATCATTCGATACATTTCAGCAGCACCTCTTGCTCGATCCCCCATTCCAGCACCTCTTACCGCGTCTGCCGTCATCACAAATTCACCGTCCGAGAGACGAGCTTCTTGGACAGGGCCACCATCTTGATAGATCATAGCGGGGATGGAATCACTTGTCCCGGTTCCAGGGCCTTCAATCATACCTCCATCTTTCATACCATAGATAGGTTGTCCAACGTAATCTGTTCTCTCTCCAGTGTTCATTGTATATCTTTGTTCAGGTGTTAGTGTGTCTATCCCACCTCTTTTCTCAGAAGCGAGGAGCGCGGCTAATAGGAGATCGCCACCTTTACCATCCAACAAACCCATCAAAGAAGATAATCCTTGTCCACCGCCAGCCTTTGCAGTTGAACTACCTACATTACCACCAACAGCCGCTGCTGCTTTGTCTTCTACCGCCGCATTGTCAAAGAATTTAGAAAACATACTTGTTTTAGTTGGATCTCCACCGCCCATCATTCCTGCCATGTTCATAGCACTTGGTGCAAGAGATCCCAAACCAAAACCGCTAAGTGCCCCTGCAAATCTATTGTCTTCATTAAGAGCGGCTCCTGCAAGTGCGCCACCTATCTTGGCTCCCGCTGGACCTCCTACCATAGCACCGATTATAGCACCGATTCCTGAACCAAGTAGATCTTTGAAAACACCCATAACACTTCATCCTTTATTTTTCTTGTACAGTTTAACTGTTTTTTTACGAAACAGCAACTGTTACTGTTCCTATTGCTCCAGTTCCTACAGATCCAGCACACGCGGCAACGTCAGCTAAAGCTATTTTAACAAATCCATCTACTTGATACAAGGTTCCAGCCTCTAAACCAACATCGTTATCGGCTTGAACATTTGTAAGTGTTAATGATGTTGCCCTTAAATCACCTGGGTTTTGCACTTGAGCTAAAAAATATTCTAAAGCTCGAGTTAAATCTGTCATGTATCTTATGTCAATATCACCCGAAGGTGTTGGGAGTCTAGGGAAAGGAGTTACGTTTGTTGCCATTATCTTCTACCATCTTGACGTAATTCTATTCTTGGAGAACCAAGTCTCCATCTAACTCCGAGTGCCGTTGATCCTATTTTAAAAGCAAAAGATCTACCTCTTAATCGAATGTCTGCTTTCGTTGTAAATTGTTCAAAAGGTACTGTGGTTGTGGATATAGCGGTGGAAGAAACAGTCTCTGACTCTGTTTGTCCATAAGGACTACCAGGATAGTCTTGCATACTTAGTGTCATATCCACACTCGGAGAACTACCAGTTGAACCTTGAAAAGTTATATCAGGAATAATTTTACTGACAAAAGCAAAGCGTTCTCCCTCTCCTATGCTTCTGGGACTAGCTTCAATAGACGCAACCATCGCAGAACCATCGTCATCGTATCCAACTTCATGGTCGTATAAATACCCACTCTCTGCCCCAATGGGATATTGAAAAGTACCTCTGTCTATAAACGCGGATCTACTTAGAGTACCGTAATACCAAACTTTTTCTGCATAGTTATAGGTAACGTAAAGGTTGTTTTGTCCTGTGCCACCATTAGCTACAGAGTTAGTGTCAGAACAATAATACCAGGTTACTTCTGAAAACTCTGCATTGTGAGCCGCGTATACTTTATCTTTTTGAGAATAATTAAAATCAAAAAATACTTTTTCTTTTACCATGCAAGGGAGTTGTTGTGTGCCACCTTCGTAAAGATAAAAGGAATCTTGCCCCATCCAAAAGACGGCATCCTCAACTGCAACAGCTGCGTTAGGTCCCATGATTGTTATGCCCGTGGACAAAGGCTGAATACCAAACGAGAACGGTGCGCCCAAGAACTGCATAGAATGTAGAGTGCTATCTGTGAAGACTACAATCTCACGTTTCGTTTCTACCGCAGTTATAAAGGTTGATCCGCTACCTATTCTTAAATCCCCCGCCGAGTTGGTTGGTGTAGGAGCCCAGTCTGTTAAAGACTCTGAGCTAGAGAACCGTATGAGCAAAGGATCTTGAGTCGTGGTGCCAATTGTATTCGTTCCAAAAACGATTACATGCCTAGAGTTGTCCGAAACCATTACTTGTTTTGCAATTGTGGGAGCGTTGTTAGCGTTATCTATATCAACCAAGTTTACTGCTCTTGCAGCAAGTCCTCCGCTTTTATCCCAATAGTACACTGCTCCGTCTCTTAAATTAAGTAACAGATCCTCTCCGAAGTTGTCTTCGTTCCAAAGAGATAATTCAGTCGCAACACCTGTGCCAAAAGACGATCCCCATGTGCCTCTTTGCCATGTACCCGCACCCCATCCAGTGCCACCAACCTGTGTATCTAGTCCGCAATCTATTTGATATTTAGCAACAGTGCTTCCGCCACCATTTCCAGAGTCACTGGCATTTGCTGTGGCAGATAAATTTATAGTATATGTGTTAGCCGTTGGAACGGTTTGTATTTCAAATTCTTGATTAAGAACTGCGGCTGTTATATTTCCTCCTAAAGATGCTGCACTGCTAAAGGTAACAAAATCTCCTACATTTGATCCATTGTTACTGTCTGTTACAGTGGCTACAGTCGCACCATTAGCAACCGAAAAAGTTGCTGTACCTGTGGTTGTTTTTCTTAAAGGTGTAATGTCATTAAAGTCATCCCCTTGTACAATATAATACTTTGAAGAGGTGCCAACGGCTATGAATTTAGAACCATCTAATGCTGTCCAAGGAAATAAACTTCTAGCCGAACCTAAATAAGTGTTCGCAGTCCTTTTTACCCATCCACCTATTTTTTCAGGAAAACCCAATCTAAATCGTACCTTGTCGCTATCAATCCAACCACCTTCATTGGTGTAGGAAGTCACATCTCTATTAACACCAGGTTTATATTGCAGTTTCTGTATAGGCATTAAGTGTACGCTCCATTAATAGTCCCAGAATCTGTACCAATGATTGTGTAAGCTGATACTCCTGAGAATGTTATAGCTCGACCAGCGGCTCCACCTGCTGATCCAGAGGTTGGGCCGGGGGTGGTATTTCCGTTACCTCCTGTTGCTCCTGTTGCACCAGCCGTTCCAAATGAGGAGGCACCGTTTCCGCCTGTACCACCGCCACCTTCGTTTGAATCAGGACCTGCTGGAGAAGAATTTCCGGGTACACCAGCCGAACCATTTGTCTGTGATTGATTGTAGCCAATTCCTCGACCACCAGAACCCCCAGCACCACCATCCACGTAATGAAGAGTACCACCTCCAAGCC